TATCCCGTAAGTTCGGATGAACTTTCATTCAAATTCAAAAGCCCTTCTTTTAGTGGAGTAGGTACATCAGCACACTACTTGACTATAGAAAACCAAGAATTTACTAGACGTGAAGCATTAGAAGCTGAGATACAAGCTTTAAAAGATGAGTTAGAAAGAGATGCTGAGAACACAACACTTGCAAGATTTATACGTAACTTTGAATCACGTATTTTTGCACAGCTATCAAGACAATTAGTTGAACAGTTGTTTGGAGAAAATCCAGCAGAGTCAGGTTCATTTACATTGTTTGATAATATTATTACATGGACCAGCGATGGCATTAACATTACATTAACTATATACAACACACTAGATGAAACTACTACAGAAATTACTATCCCTATCGGTGACTTTGGCTTTGGTCAGTAGTTGTGCATCTAATTGGCAGTATCTATCACCATGTTTAGGAAACCCACAAGAAGACTATAAAGATGTAGTTACGATCATTTCTGAAGCACAATGTTATTCACAAGAAGCAAGAATAGATCAACCAGTCACAAAAGCAATAAAAGAAGTAGAGCCATTAGATTTTTATAAGAAACCTGTTGTAGCTGTCTATAGGTTTACAGATATGACAGGACAAAGAAAAAGTGTAGATGGTTACGCAAATTTTTCTACAGCACTTACACAAGCACCAGAAAATTATTTAATACGTGCATTAAAACAATCAGAATTTTTTAGAGTTGTAGAACGAATAGGATTAGATCATATTACTAGAGAACGTCAGATAATACGTTCTACTAGAGAAAGGTTTGACGATGAAACTGAGCAAGTACCTTTGTTGTTTGCTGGTTTGATAGTTGAAGGCAATGTTGTTGATTACAACACAAATTTATTATCTGGAGGTATTGGTGCTAGATATTTAGGCATTGGTAACTCAAAACAATATAGAGAAGATACAGTAGTAGTTTCTTTGAGAATTGTTTCTGTAAGCACAGGAGAGATTCTTTTAGAAAACCTATCATCTAAAACTATATTGTCTGTTGCATTGAATAGTGATTTGTTTAGATATGTAGATGACTATACAAGATTAGTAGAATTTGAAACAGGTAATGCAATGAATGAAAGTAAATCAATAGCTTTGCAGGCAGCAATAGAAACATCTATTGTTAATTTAATAAACTTAGGTTTTGAAAAAGGATATTGGAAATATGAAGAATAAACTAATAACAATTATATTTTTAGTTTCTATTTATCTTAATGCTGATAATGAAATCTATGTGCAACAAACTGGTAGTAATGCTAGTATTGATATTGAGCAGCTTGGTTCTTCTAATTTAATTGGTGGCACAGAAGCAATCTTTGGCACAATGACATCAGCTATTTTAAATGGAAGCACCATGACGCTTGATCTTAATCAAATTGGTTCATCAAACAAGTTTATTACTGGTGGTATTTTAGGTTCTAACTTTACAGGGACATTTGATTTTACTGGTGATTCAAACGTTTTTGATATTGATTTTGATACAACAGGATTGAATGTAAGTGACTATGCAAACCTTAATGTAGATGTAACAGGTTCAAGTAACGAATTTACATTAGATATTGCAAATAGTGCAGAAGCAGATTATTTAGATTTAGACTGGATCATTCTTGGTGATTCAAACGAATTTGATTTTGACATCAATTATTCTAATGCTACAAACTATGTAGATGTGAATGGTAGTTCTAACTCTATTACATTTTCTGGTAGTGGTTATAGTGGAGTGTCAGCCTCAGACTCAGGATATTTTTATCTTGATCTAGATGGTTCAAGCAATACATTTAACATTACACAAGCAAGTACTCTTGCACAAGATTGGTTAAAGATTACAAGTAATGGATCGAATAATAATATCTGTATTATTCAAAATGATGGTGGTATGTCCACTTCATGCTGATACTATAGGAGATATAACAGAGTTAAATGGTTATGGGCAGGTTGTAAGGGATAAGCCTTATGATGCTACTTTAGATTTTGACTTAAACTTATACGATAATGTTCGTACTGCTAAAGGCAGAATAGCAATAACTTTTTTAGATGACAGCATAGTAAGACTAACTGAACATTCTAAATTAGTAATTGACGAATATATATTTGATCCTAATCCTAGTAACTCAAAGATGGCTTTGAAGTTTGCTAGTGGCACAATACGTTTTGTCAGTAGTGCCTTAAATAAAATAGACAAAAAAAATATTTCTCTTAAAACACCAACAGCTGATATAGCTATTAGAGGTACAGACTTTACAGTTACTGTTGATGAATTAGGGCGATCACTAATAATACTATTGCCAGATATAGATGGCATATCTAGTGGAGAGATAGTTGTATCTACTGCTACAGGTTCTGTAGTATTAGACAAACCATATCAAGCAACAACAACAAGCTTATATGAATCTAATCCTACAAGCCCACTTACTTTAGATATTACATTAGACATGATAGACAATATGTTAATTGTTTCACCACCTAAAGAAGAAGCATTAGTTCAAGAAGAAGAAGCAAATAATCAAAATGATTATCTAGAGTTTACAGATTTAGATATAGATTATTTAGCTGAAGATTTATTAGAAGAAGACCCAGACTTTGAGTTTACAGAACTTGATATAGATTATTTAAATGTAAACTTTCTAGAAGATTTGTTAGATGTTATAGATGAGCTAGGTGTAGAGGAAGAAGAAGATGAGCTTGCACAGTTTGTGGGTGGCATACCTATAAGCGGTACAAAACTAGGACAAGACCTTGAAACACAGATTACAACAATCTTACAAGGCGACCAAATAAATATTATTAGAAACGTAAATCAGTATGTAAATTTAGTACTTAGTGCAGATCAAGCATACAGCGTAATAATTGTACAAGATGGTGTATCTAAAAGCATAACCATAAATAATGGATCATCATCAGTAATTAGGATTACTCAAGGTTAATGAAAAGATATCTATTGTTCATCGCAATATTTATTTTGCCACTAGCATTTCAAGTAACTCCACTTGAGATTTTAAAGTTAAAGACATTTGATGCTTTTGTAAAAACACCAGAGCCATCAGGCAACTTTGTAATTTTAAATATAACTGATGAAGACGTACAGAAACGTGGTGGCTATCCATTTCCAAGACAAGACTTAGCACAGATACACGTTGATCTTTTAAACAAAGGAGCACTCGGAGTTGGTTGGGTTATTTTGTTTCCTGAACCTGATAGGTTTGGCGGAGATGAAATATTTGCAGAAGCTTTATCATATTCGCCTAGCGTTATTGCTATGCCTGAAATAGATAACAATCAATATCCACCAACAGAAGGAACAATATTTTTAGGACCAGCAGCAGATGGTATTCAGTTGCAAGGTATTCTAGAAAATATAGATATACTAAAAACCAATGCATTACAGGGTGTAGTTTCTGCACCTATTGATGTAGATGGATTAGTAAGACAGTTACCTTTATTGATGCAAACACCTGATGGGTGGGTAGCATCTTTTGGTACACAAGTTTTAAAGAGCCTTGTACAAGCAAACTCGTACATCATCAAAACAGAAGAATCAGCCGTTGTAGAAATAGCTGTGCAGGGCTTGCCTCCAGTTAGTGTAGATAGTGTAGGTCGTAAATGGATTAGCTGGGTAGATACACCACAAACAACTTTATCTGAAATGAATGTTGAAGGTAAGTTTGTTTTTGTTGGGGTTACAGCTAAAGGCATAATGCCACAGTTAAGCACAAGTGATGGATTAAAAAACCCACACATGATACAAGCAGCACTAGCTGAATCAATGCTTATAAACGAAAGCCCACAGATTCCTGGCTCTCATTTAATATTCGAGATATTCATATTCATATTAATCTCTTTAGTCATATATATTTCGATTAAATATTTCGGTTTGCTTGAGAGCCTTTTAGCTGCAACAACTACAATAGGATTGACTGCTTATGGTGGTTGGTATTTGATACAACAGAATATACTTATTGATGTAACTTATACTTTATTATCATCAGTACTTATATCTGCACAAGAATTTTATTTTAGATTTAGAGAACAATATAAGTTGCGTGAACAAATCAAAAAACAATTTGAACACTATCTTGATCCACGACAGGTTAAAAGATTACAAGATAATCCAAACCTTTTAAAACTTTCAGGAGAAAAAAAATATGCTACCTTCTTATTTACTGATGTTAGAGGATTCACATCTCTTAGTGAAAGACTAGAGCCAGAAGAAGTAACAGAGCTAATGAATAAAGCTCTTACTATACAGGCAAGTGCAGTACAAGCTAATGGTGGCATGGTTGACAAATACATAGGTGATGCAATGATGGCTATCTTTAATGCACCACTTGATTTAGACAATCACGAAGATGCTGCTATAAAAACAGCGATTCAAATAAAACACGACATAGAAGCAGCAGACTTAGGAATTGAAATTGGAATCGGATTATCCTCTGGACCAGCTGTGATAGGAAATATGGGAAGTGCAACACGCTTTGATTATACAGCCATAGGTGATGCTGTAAACCTTGGAGCAAGAATGGAATCAAGCTGTAAAGAGCTTGGTGTAAATTTAGTAATAGCAGATAGCACTATGAAAGCATCATCATATAATTTAAAATCTTTAGGAAGTATTAAGGTAAAAGGTAAAAGCAAAGCAATTAAGGTATATACATGGGAACAAAGTTAGCAGTAATATTAGGTGGTTTACTTTTGTCAAGCATTGCAGCAAGTGCTTGGTATATAGATAGATTGTTAGATGAAATATCTACACTTAAAGGCAATCAAATAGTTTTAGAAACACAAATAGCAGAACAGAATGAATCAATCAAAAATCATCTGGAGAAAGCAGAGAAGGTACAACAACAAATACAAATAATAGAAAAGCAAAAACAGGAAGCAGAACGAGAAGTAAACCAACTTCGTAACACTTTCGCAAAACATGACCTAGATAAACTTGCATTGGCTAAACCTGGATTAATACAAAAAAGAGTAAATGATGGTACTAAACGTGTCAAGGAAGAACTAATAGCACTAACTAACCCAGATCAATTTGATGATGAAGAAATTAATATTGAGTAGCATAATATTTGTGAGTGGCTGTTCATTACTGCCTCAGAGCACAAAGCCTGTAGAAATTGTTACTATACAAGAACAAGCACCAATGTTTCATCCACCCTTGCCGATGGAACTGCAATTAGTTGATGTAGATTGGGAAGTGCTGACACCAGAACTAATGCAAGAATATTTAGATTTAGTAGAGCAAGGCAAAGCACCAAGACGTGCATACTATGCATTGAGTACAAAAGACTATGAAAACTTATCAATCAATACAGCAGAACAAAAAAGGTATATTAAACAAATTTTATCAGTTGTTGAATATTATCGAGAACTTGATAAAGAGGAGGATGAAGATGGAAACGTCACAAGAAGGCAAAGCAATAATTAAAAAGTTTGAAGGTTGCAAATTAGAAGCATACCTGTGCCAAGCTGGAGTTCCTACGATTGCGTATGGAAAAACCAAAAACGTAGCATTGGGTGATACCTGTACACAAGAACAAGCAGATGAATGGCTTGATGAAGAACTAGAAGAGTATGAAGGTTATGTAGAAAAATACATTACTGTTCCGTTAGAACAATGTCAGTTTGATGCTTTGGTATCTTTTACTTACAATTTAGGTCCAACAAATTTAGCAAACAGCACATTAAGAAAGTTGCTTAATGCTGGTGATTATCATCTTGTACCAAGTCAAATCAAAAGATGGAATAAAGTAAATGGAGAAATAAGCGAAGGCTTAGTCAGAAGACGTGATGCTGAAGCTATTCTCTGGGAAGGTGAGGACTGGAGTAATATTTAATGACACTTGCTAAGTATGTATTTAGACCAGGCATTGTTAAGGAAGGTACTAACTACTCTAATGAAGGTGGTTGGTTTGATGCTGATAAGGTTAGATTTAGAAAAGGCAGACCAGAAAGAATCGGTGGTTGGGAGAAACAATCATCAGATGCTTTCATAGGTACTTGTCGAAAGATACATACATATAGGGATATTGGGCAAACAAACTATACAGTTTTAGGCACACATCAAAAGTTGTATGTACAAGAAGGTAATACATATTACGACATTACACCTATAAGAAAGACCACAACTAATGCTGCTACTTTTGCAGCAGTTGCAGGAGATACAACACTTACAGTAACAGACGCAGGACATGAAGCAGTAGCTGGTGATTTTGTTACTTACTCAGGTGCTGCATCATTAGGTGGTGTTATATTTGGTACAGTATTAAATCAAGAGTATCAAATAGATGAGATTGTAGATGTTAACACTTACAAGATAACTGCAAAGGTTGCAGGGTCTGGTTATCCTGGCACACCAAAAGCAGCTAACGGATCAGACACAGGCAATGGTGGTGGTGCAGTTACAGCACAATATCAAGTAAACACAGGACTAGATACATACGTGCCAGCATCAGGTTGGGGTTCAGGTAGTATGGGTAGTGGTTCTTACGGATCAGTTGCTATTATTGATGACACTAACCAGTTAAGACTTTGGAGCTTAGATAACTTTGGTGATGATGCTTTAGCAGCAGTAAGGCTAGGAAGTTACTATGTTTGGGATGAATCTGCAGGTGTAACTACAAGAGCTGTAGAAGCAACTGCTATAGGTGGTGCAAGCAATCCGCCTGTAAAAGTTTTACAAATTATGATGTCAGATATTGATAGACACGTAATTGCTTTCGGCTGTAATCCTATTGGTTCTACTACACTTGATCCATTACTAGTTAGATTTTCAACATCAGAATCAAACATAGATTGGACACCAACAGCAACTAACTCAGCAGGTGGTGTTAGATTATCACTAGGCAGTACTATTGTTGGTGCAGTTAGAACAAGACAAGAAATAATTATCTTTACAGACGCAGGACTTATATCTATGCGATTTGTTGGTGCACCATTTATATTTAACTTTAATGAGGTTGCTTCTGGTGTATCTATGATATCTCCTAACGCAGCTATCGTAGCAGATAACAAAGTATTCTTTATGGATCGTGGAGCTTTTTATGTTTACACAGGTGCTGCACAAAGATTGCCATGCACAGTATTAGATCACATCTTTGGTGATTTTAACTATGAACAAACATTTAAAGTGTTTGGTGGTAGCAATCCAGAGTTTAATGAAGTGATATGGTTTTATTGTTCAGAAGGTTCTAATGAAGTTGATAAGTACGTTATATACAATTACTTAGAACAAACATGGACTATTGGTACAAATGCTGATGGCTTTACAAGAACTGCATGGAACGAAGCACCAACTAGAATATATCCATTAGCTACAGGCAAACTAGATGATACTAATCTAAACTACCTATATAACCATGAGATAGCTCACGCAGCAGATGGTACAAGCTTTAGTGCATTTATAGAGTCAAGTGATTTTGATCTTGATCCTGATGGTGAAGATTATGTTTTAATATCACAGCTTATACCTGATATAGAGTTCAGGGATCAAAGCGGTTCAACAAACACAGTAACTTATAAGATAGATGGTAGAGATTATCCATTGCAAGCAAAACAAAACTTAGGGTCATTTGATATTACTCCTGCCTCTACTTTTGTAAACACACGTGCTAGGAGTAGGCAAGCAAGTTTAAAAATATCTAACACATCAAGTGATTATGGTTGGAGATTGGGGGATTTAAGATTAGATATTAGACCAGATGGGAAAAGATAATGGCAGAAAAAACAGTCAAAGCATTACCTTTAGTACCACCACAATATGATCCTGTTAATGAATCTATAAATAGAAGAACCATAGAACAGGCTATGCAAGACATGAACTCTGAGATAGGTCATGTCAAAGATATGCAAGAGTCTGGTATTAGTAAAGCTGTTAAACGACATATCTTCTTGTTAATGGGCTCAAGCCATTGTTGTTTTAATGGTGGTTATATATCTGCCATGCTTACAGCAGGAGCTGGTATATCGTTTCCAGATGGAGAGAAAGCTTTTTTTGGTGATGGTAATGATTTAGAAATTTATTCTGATGGTGCAAATTCTTTTATAGATGAAAAAGGACCAGGCTCTCTTTTAATACGAGCAACACAACTTAGATTGCAAGCAGCAAGTGGTGAAAGTTTTATACATTGTACAAACAATGGATCAGTAGAACTTTACTATGATGCTGTTAAGAAGCTTGAAACAACTGCTTCAGGTATAGATGTTTCTGGTGGAGCTAATTTTTCATCAAGCGTAGGTATTGGAACTAGCTCGCCTACTCATGGCTTAACTGTTATAGGTTCTGCTGATTCAGATGCTAGTTCTTATATATCTATTAATGACCCAAATAATCCAGGGTTATCAAGAGTATTGCTTGGTGTTGGTGGCGATGGTGATGGACAAATTACTCTCAAAGAAGATGGTAATAGCACAAATGTATTTATAAATTCTGAAGGCAGTTCTTATTTTAATGGTGGTAATGTTGGTATAGGAACTAACAACCCTACTCATAAATTACAAGTAAGCGGACAAACACTATTATCAACTAATATATTTTCTGCAAGTGAAGCAACACTTAGAGTAAGAAATGGTGGTAATGCTGGTGACATTATTGATGGGCAAAGATGGAATGGTTCTGCATACGAATCAGTTTTATCAGTAAAAAATTCAGGCAAAGTTGGCATAGGAACTAGTTCACCTTCTGTTAAGTTAGATGTTGCAGGTACAGTAAATGCTTTTGGCAATGGTAGTGTAGCTTTACAATGGGGTGATACATCAGCAATCGGAGCTTTATCTTTTGATGGCTCTGCAAACCCTTTGATTCGTTCATACTCATCTAAACCTTTAGTATTTCAAACTGATGGTGCAAATGAAAGAGCTAGAATAGATAGCACAGGCAACTTCTTGGTTGGTACTACTGCTACTTCAGTATCAGGAGATGGTGCAAGATTAATGGCAGACGGACAAGCACGTTTTGCTACAGCTAGTGATGCACCTTTACTTTTAAACAGAAATACAACTGATGGCGATGTAGCAGTATTTAGAAAAAATAATATCAATATAGGAGCTATTAGTTTTTCAAATAGTGGTACTGATCTTGCTATTGATAACATTCGTTATTCTGATAGAGCAGGTTTATTATTTAGAAATAGTTCTTTGTTTCCTCGTCAAAATGCAGCAAATGCTGATAACGCAATAGATTTAGGTTCAAGTGCAGCAAAATTTAAAGACCTTTATCTTGGTGGTGATCTTGAACTTTATGATGGCTCTAATAATTATGGTCGTGTTTTTGCTAATTCAGAAGGTTTAGTTTTAGATACTGTTGCTAATAGGCACATGATTTTTAGAAAGCAAGGTTCTGAATTTATGCGTCTAAGCACTAATGGTAACTTTGGTATAGGAACTAGTACGCCTAATAATAAGTTAGAAGTTATTGAGACTTCTGCTGGTGCTG